CAGTTACAAGTAGTACTGGTGCTAACGTAGTTCTGCCTGCTTCAACTACGGCTTTAGCTGGACTAATGACTGCTGCTGAAACTGTAAAGCTTAACGGTATTGCAGCTGGTGCTCAAGTTAACGTAGCAACAAACTTAGGTGTAACTACTGCAGCTACTACTCTTACAGTTACAAGTAGTACTGGTGCTAACGTAGTTCTGCCTGCTTCAACTACGGCTTTAGCTGGACTAATGACTGCTGCTGAAACTGTAAAGCTTAACGGTATTGCAGCTGGTGCTCAAGTTAACGTAGCCGCCAACTTGACATACTCTACAGCAACTACAACAGGTGTTGTAAATAGTTCTACAGGTACTAATGCTACCATTCCAGCTGCTACTACAGCTTTAGCTGGTTTAATGACGAATACGGACAAGACTAAGTTAGATGGTATTGCAGCTGGTGCTACAGCTAATACAGTAATTGGAACTACAACTCAGGTAGCTTACAACAACGCAGGAACGATGGCAGGATCTGCCAATTTAGTTTTTGATGGAACTAACTTAACTTGCGGCGGTAATATAACTGCAAATTCTGATGAACGTATTAAGACAAATTGGAGAGATTTACCTGAAGACTTTATTATACAGCTGTCTGGAGTTAAACACGGCACTTACGATAGATTAGATGTCGCTATAACACAAGATGGAGTATCTGCCCAAGCACTACAAAAAGTACTTCCAAATTCAGTGCTTGAGGATGAAAATGGAGGGTTATCGGTAGCTTATGGAAATGCAGCGCTAGTTTCAACGATAGCATTATCTAAGCGCATCTTAGAACAAGAGCAAAGAATCAATAAGTTAGAAGAATTAATATCAAAACTAATTGCAGTTTAATTTATTATACTTGATTTTCTAGTAAAATTGTGATATAATAATTTTTATATTGCGTTAAATAGGGATAATATGGAAACAATTTATAAAGCTAAAAGCTTTTCTCCTACCGATGCAATGAAGAATAATGCAAAGCGCGGACTAACCATGAGAGAGAAATACTCTCGCGGTGGTTTAGATGCCTCGCAAGCTAAAGCTGAAGGTGTTGGTTCTGGCGTAGCCAGAGCAAGAGATATAATTAATGGTAATCTAAGCCTAGATACTGTTAAAAGAATGTCAGCTTTCTTCAGTAGGCATGAGAAAAACTACAAACCTGAAAAGAAAATGCAGGATGGTGGCCCTACAGCAGGAACAATTGCTTGGCTACTTTGGGGTGGCTCTGCAGGTGTAGCGTGGTCTAGAAGCATATTAAAGCAAGAAGAGTTGACAAAAAGCTCCAGCGGTTCTTATGTGCATGACAGCAGTAAATTAACTGTAGTTAAGGCTTTAGAGGAAGAATTGAAGCAGGTTACTTATGTAGCAATGCTCCCAGATCACACAGATCTTCATGGAGATTATACATCAGAAGAAGAAGTTCGTAAGGCTAAAGAGTCCTTTAATAAGTCCATGATGAGAGCTAACTTGTTTCATTTAGTTATGACAGATACTTTTGATATTATTGAATCTTACTTAGCTGCTTGTGACATGACATTAAACGGACAGTTCGTCAAGAAAAGCACATGGCTAATTACCTTGCAAGTACACGATGACACTCTCTGGCAGATGATTAAAGATGATGAAATTACAGGTATATCTATCGGTGCTTTGGCTAATGTCGAAGACGCAGATGAATAACATAAAGGAATACAATGCAAACATTGGAAACAACGCAAAAGACAATTAAGACTAAGCGCAAACTAAGTAATATCGATTTTAGTGCAGAAGGTTCACATATTGCTCTTGTATCTAAAGATCAAGGTGGTCCTGCTTCTGGTGCAGACTATAAGCTTGTATTAAAGGCTAGTAATTTCAGCGAAGAGTTTGTGCAAAAGATGCAACAAGTTCGCGTTACAATGGAGCTACCAGATTTTCTTCGTAGGTTTTTCTCTTTATATGGAGATGATGCAGAAGTATTAGCTCTTATGATGGGTTACGAACCAATGCATAAGATGCCTGATGGTGAAATGATGTATAATGCAGATCATGAGGATTACATTCAGTCTAGGTTAGAATCTTACGAGGTAATGAAGTCTGCTTACAGTGCTGAGAGTCTTTCACAACTTCTATCTGAGTTAGATGAAAACGAATACTTAGCACTATTAAATGATCAAGCTTTGATCGAAAAAGCATTTGACAAATTAGAAAAAGCATATAAACCAAAAGTTGGTGATATGGTTTCATGGAACTCCAGTGGTGGTAGAGCTACTGGTAAGATTGAAAAGATTGTACAAGACGGAACAATCAAAGTACCCAATACAAGTTTTAGCGTAAAAGGAACTGAAGATAATCCTGCTACGTTGATTAGACTTTATAGAGATGATAAACCTACGGATGTTCGTGTAGGTCACAAATCTTCTACACTTACTAAAGTACAGAAGTCTCTAGATACAGAATCTAAACCTACTGCTTTTGCAGAAGATAATGATACCTCAACAAACGCTAGCGTTGAGACAAGCCAAGGGGTGTCTACCTCTGTTAACAAAGAAGAATTGGAGAAATCTAAGATGGATGACGAATTGAAAGTCGAAACTGTAGAAAAAGCTCAGTTTGAACTTGTGCAAAAAGCCCTAGAAGAGCAAAAAGTACAACTACAAAAAGCCTTGAATACTATTGCTGAATTTGAAGCTGATAAAAAAGAAGCTATCAACAAGGCAAAAACTGAAAAAATTAAAGCTATCGTAAAAGACGAAAGCAACGTTCAAGCAATCGCTAAGGCAGGTTTGACACTAGAATCTGAAGATGATTTTACTGCATTTGTTCTTGCTATTGAAGCAATCATGCAAGTTGTAGAATCTTCTGATATGTTTGTAGAAAAAGGTGCTTCTACTGAAGAAGCCTCCAGTAAAGAATCTGCTGTAGCTAGACTGTTAAAAGCCAAGCAAGCAAAGCAAGCTAAGTAAATTAAAAGGAAAATATAATGCCACTAATCGCAACAGAAGCCGCTCGTCTTTCAAACGTAGTCAAACAAGAGTTATTCCCAGAAGCAGGTTATTGCCGCCTCGTAGTTACCTACAACGGTACTGCCGCTGCCCTAGTCCCTGGTACTGTCTTAGGTAAAGTCACCACAGACGGTACATATAAAATTGCAGTTCAGAATGCTATCGATGGCTCGCAAGTAGCTGATGCAATCGTAATTGTCGAGAAAACTGTAGCTTCTGCTACTGCCACCGGAGTTCTATGCTTAGTTCGCGGTGCTGCTATCGTATCTAAAGCTGGTCTAATTCTAGATGCAAGTTATAACCTAGACTCAGAAAAAGCTGCCGTATATGCTGCTTTCGATGCTAAGGGTATTCTTAGCAACGATGCAGTTTAATAGCTAACGTATATTAATAATAAAACAAGGAAATTATAATGCAAACTCGCAGTTTTGAAAAACCATTTGAACTCGTAGACTATACCGAAGAACTACTCCTAGTTCCAAACACATGGGGTCTAGTCAACGAACTCGGAATTTTCCGTAATGAAGGTGTAGCCCAGCATAGCATTACCGTTGAATCCAGCCAAGGTACTCTCGGTCTAGTTACCGATAAAGTCCGTGGTGAGCGTAGCAACGTAAACAAAGATGACACCCGTGCTCTACGTTCATTTGCTATCCCGCACTTTCCACTTGATGACGCAATCAAGCCTGAAGACGTCCAAGGCAAGCGTGCTTATGGCTCTCCAGATCAATCTGAAACTGAAGCTGCTGTTATTGCACGTAAGCTAGAGCGTATTCGCCGTAGCCACGCTGCTACACTAGAAGCTGCCCGTTGCTTTGCCATTACCACTGGTGCTATCTATGCTCCTAACGGTACTGTTGCTGGTAACTACTACACAGACTTCGGTGTTACCCGCAAAGAGGTTGACTTCGTACTAGGCACTACAAGTACGGATGTCCTCGGTAAGTCCGAAGAGGCTATCGCTCACATTCAGGATAACATCCTCTCTGGTGAGAACGTAAGTAATGTAACTGTCCTTTGCTCACCTGGTTTCTTCGGTAAGCTAATTACTCAAGCTGGCGTCAAAGAAGCTTACAAGTACTACTCTAGCACTCAAGAGCCACTACGTCAGCGTCTAGGCTCTGGTCTATACCGTCGTTTTACTCATGGCGGTGTTGAGTACATTGAATACCGTGGTTCTTACAATGGTGCTGTTCTGATCCCTGCTGGCGATGCTTACGCAATGCCACTAGGTACTAGCGACATGTTCATCAGCTACTTTTCACCTGCTAACAAGTTTGACTTTGTTAACACCATCGGTGAAGAGGCTTATGCTTTCACTTTCCGCGATCCTAAAGGTAGCCAGATTGAGATTCAAACCGAATCTAACTTTTTGAACCTAGTTCGCCGCCCACAAGCTCTAGTTCGTTTGTTTTCAAGCAACTAATAGCTAGTTAATTTAGATTCCCGCTTCGGCGGGTTTCTAACATAAGAATTGAAATATAGCATTAGTATTGTTATATTATAGTACTATTAAGTTTACAGATTACGCTATAGTCTTTTTAATTACTTAGATTACGCTATAGTACTTAAATACTTAGATAGTACTATTTCAGTTTTTATGTTAGCTACACTAAAGGACATACACTATGACAATACATGCATTGAGAATAGAGCTTGGGGACGTTTCGACTGAGTTTCCAATTATGTCAGATGACGAGTACACATATTTCTTGGGTAAGCACGATTGGAATATCCAACGAGCTTCTATGGATTCAGCTAAGAGTATTCTTCTAAAGCTTTCTATGCGTACAGATGAAACAGTCGATATTTTTAGTATTAAAGGGTCTTCTGCAGCTAAGAACTATATGCAGGCATTGCAGTTATATATTAAGAGTCCAGGTCTTAATTCTATGTACGATAAGATTCAAGGGTATGCAGGCGGTATATCTAAGAACGATATGATAGCTAATGATGCTAACTTAGATAATAATATAATTAAACAACCATCTGATACGTACTACACCTCAAGGACTAATCCTTCTTACCATTCACGGTTTGGTTCGTTTGGCATTTAACTGAAGGAAGTATATGGATAGATATTTAGCTCTTACAGTTAAGGCATTAAATCAACATGGTAAAATTTGTACTTATATTGCAGTTCAAGAGGGTTATTACGATGTTGAGACAAGTTCTACAAGCAACACGGAAACTAGCTATCAACTTATAATGTACAAGAAGCACGTAAGAGCTAATCAGTATAACTTTCCGAATATGATTGGAAGAGATTCTGCTCTTTTTCATCTAGCAAATAATAATCTAGCGTTTACACCTGCTGTTAAAGATAAGATAACACTTGATTCTACTACTTATACTATAGACTCAATAACTGAACACGCTGCAGGTGGTCTGATAATTCTATATAAGATATTAGCCGTAAAGAGTTAGTAATGCAAATATCAGTAAATACCTTAGCACTAGAGAAAAGCTTGAAAGACTTCCACGAAGAAGCTACCAGAAAGATGCAAGGTATGGTGGAGAAATTCTCATACATTGTAGCTGTAACCGCAATAGATAATACTCCTATCGGTGATTCAGTTAAGTGGGAAGATTTGTACTTGAGGCGACAACAATTAATCGGTCTAGAGCCTATAGAAGGTTTTGCTAAAGGTTCTTGGAGAGTATCTACAGATGGCACTCTTGAGATGCAAGCACTATACGGAGACAGTTCTGACGATATGGCATCTTCACTTATAAAATCAGATTTAAATGATTATAAGCTAGGTGAAACTATAATGATCAGTAACTTTGGACCTTATATTATTGAACTTGAGAAGAATTTTGATAGGTACAATAAGAATCAACCAATAATGCAGCCTACACTTGATTCCGTCATGAGAACATATCAATTACATCTTGACGATTATTATAAGGAAAGTTAATGGCAATTATACAAATTAAAAGAGCAGCTGAACGTAGGCTACTTGCTTTGCCTCCTACTTTAGCTACAGCATGGGAGGGAGTTACTTTTGAGCCTACTGCTTCAATATATCAAAGAGTTCAATTTACAATTCAAGCCCCAGAGGATCCTGTGCTAGGCATAGGCTTCCACCGTGAAAGAGTAACTCTACAGGTGTTTATTGTAGGTTCTGCTAACAAAGGTACTTCTGAAGTTATTACACGGGCTGAACTTGTTCGCAATCACTTTGCAAAAGGTTTAGTACTAGAAGAAGATAATGTAAAGATACATGTGCTAAAAACACCGCAAATTGCAGGTAATACTATTGTATCTGAAAGAGTGATCTGCCCTGTACTAATTCAATTAGTTGCAGAAGTATACTCATACTAATCAAGGTTGCTGAACCTAAATCAGTACATTTGCAAATGTTGAAAATTTAAATTAAGGAAAATAATATGCCAATTTCAAAAGGTACATCGAAAGTTGTTGCTTACAAGAAAGAAAGTACTTGGGGTACTGTAGCTGGTGCAACATCCGCTAAATTACTTCGCCGTGTAACTGCAAGTTTTAACTTAGTAAAAGAAGCCTATGAGTCTGGTGAGATTCGCACAGATCGACAAGTCTCTGACTTTCGTCATGGCGTGCGTTCTGCTGAAGGTTCTCTGAATGGTGAGTTATCTGCTTTAACTTACTCTGATTTCATGGGTTCTATTAGTGGCCGTGATTTTACTTCTGTTAGTCTAGGCGCTTCTGCTCAAGTAACAGTTACTTCTACTACTGGTACTTACGCACTTGTTCGTGCATCAGGTTCATGGTTAACTGATGGTGTTCGTGTAGGTATGATTGTCCGTGCTAGTGGTTTAACAGCTACCTCAGACAATGCAAAGAACTTGCTAGTCGCTGCAATTACAGCTACAAACTTAACTGTAGTGCCTTTAAATAGCTCTACAATGACCGCACAGGTTACTGCATCTGCTGTGACACTAGTTGCGCCAGGAAAGCAAACCTTCGTCCCTGCTTCAGGCCATACAGATGATTCATATACAGTAGAAGAGTTCTACTCCGATATTGCTCAATCTGAAGTTTATACAGGTATGAAAATAAACAGCATGGCTGTTCAACTACCTGCTACCGGCTTAACTACACTAGACTTCGGATTTGCAGGTAAAGACCTAGCACAAACAGGTTCAACTCAGTACTTTACTTCACCAACTGCACAGAATTCCAATGGTATTTTTGCTGCTGTTAACGGTATCATGCTTGTAGATGGCGCTCCTGTTGCTTTGGTAACTTCTGCTGACTTTTCAATCGAACGTGCAACAGAGAATGCAACAGCAGTAGGTTCTAATTCAATTGCTGATATTTTTACTGGTCGTATCCGTGTTACTGGCAATCTAAGTGTTTACTTCCAAGATTCAACTTTCCGTAGTTACTTCGACAGTGAAACACCTGTTGCTATCGTACTTAGCGTAACTGTAGACAGTAGCCCTGCCGCTGCCTTCGTTACTTTTACACTGCCTAAAGTCAAACTAAGTAGCTTTACAAAAGATGACAGCGAACTCGGTATTATCGCATCTACCAGTTTCCAAGCTCTACTTAATGATGTAACTAGTGCAGGTTTAGCTGCTACTACAATTCAAATCCAAGATTCTGCTGCTTAATACTTGCACAGATAACTTACGAATAAACCCTTTGGTCAAAAGCCAAGGGGTTTTTCTTTATTTGCACCTCTTGATTTATCTCGAAATTTATGTTATAATCATTTCTTGTTTATAAATAATAGAAAGGGTATTATGAAATTTGACCTAGCAAAGCATAATTACACAGAGATTGCAGAAGTTGGCTATAAGTTTGAATTAAAACTTCCTGGAACTGGTGAAGCTACTGGTGTATTTATTAATGTACGTGGCGATCAATCTAAAACAGTAAAAGCTTTTGGTCGTAAGAAATACGCAGAATTTAAACTGCGTGAACAACAAGCAAAACGAAGAGGCAAAGAGCCTGAAGATATGACGCTAGAAGAAGCTGAAGAGCTGAGTGTAGAGTCTGCTGTAGTCCGTGTAATCGGATGGGAAAATATCACAGAGAACGGTAAAGAGGTTGCATTCACAAAAGAAAATGCAGAGCGAGTTTTTAGTGAATACTCTTGGATTAAAGATGCAGTGATGGAGGAATCAGGTCAACTCCTGAACTTTCGCTCAGAGTGAAATTGACGATGCTATTGGGTTCGTAAAGCAAGAGTTTGAGCTAAGTAGAAAATCTGGTAACTCTGGTTCCTTACGGGATCAATTAAACTCCATATGGCGACAAACAGGTGTGAAACCTAAAGAGCTAGAGGATATTAAAGAATTACCAGAAAGTTGCAATCAAGTCTGGCGTTGGTTTATAGATCTTAATAATGCAAGATCATCTAATGGTTACGGTGTCAACCCTATAGCTTACTCTGACCTTAAAGCTTATCTAGATCTCATAGGTATAGAGATTGAAGACTGGGAACTGAGCTTAATTAAACGCATAGATAACGAAGCAATGCTATCATATGCAAAAGAGTCTGAAGCTGAACGAAAAAAAGCATCTAAGAAATAAAGTAGTAGCCTTCTCAGGAGGGCTTCTATGTATATATTAATAATAGTATATACATAGAATTATACTATTCATTACGTAGGAAATAAAAATGGAACTTGCCAGTCTAAAATTTGTCGTCGATACAAAGCAACTACAAGACGCAGCAGCTGAAATTGCTAAGTTAGCAGTTGAAGTATCTAAGTTAGATAAACCAATGCAGAACTTTGCTAAAGAATCTGCAAAGACTAATAAAGAATTGTCTAAGGCAGAGGACTCTGCTTCTAGGGCTGCACTTGCTAAGGTTAAATTACAGCAAGCAGAAGAGAAATCTGCAACTGCTGTAGGTAAATCTACGTCTACGCTAGAGCGCCAGAATCTTATCCTAGAGTACATGGCACAAGGTAATTCCAAAGGTCAAGCTTCGATCTTAGCTACAGCTAGAGCTGCTGGTGCTTTAGATGACGATATGCTGGCTCTAAACAATACGTTGAAAACTCAGCGTAGTTTAATCGGTGGAGATCCTTTTGATAAAAGTATAGGGTTACTCCAGAAGCTGCAGAATGAATATAAAACAACCAATGAAGTCACTAGCTTATTTAACAGAAATCTAGGTTTAACTGAAAAGCAAATGACCGACCTAGCTCGTGAAAAAGAGCGGTTGATTGCACTATACGGCATTGAAGGTAGAAGTTTAACTGGTCTTGGTACAGAGTATGAACAACTAGTACAGAAGAGTTTAAGGCTTAACCAAGCTAATGACGCCAGAACTAAAAGTATGCGAGATCAGGTTCAAGCAACAAACGCAACGGCTAAGGCTAGCGAATATGTAGCTACCGAAATGGAGAGAGCTACTAGATTAACTGCCTCTAACGGAGAGATCACAAGTGCAACAAACAATAAACTAATAAAGTTTGAACAGGCATTAAAACGCTCAGGTAAAACTGCATCAGAGCAAGCGGCTGCTTTAACAAAATATAAAACAGCTTTAGGTTCTATTGAAAAAGCAGGTGGCAATCGTCAGGTAGATTACCTATCTCGTGCCCTTGGCCCACAGATTACCGACATCGCTGTTGGTTTATACTCCGGTCAGGCTCCGCTTACTGTTCTATTACAACAGGGCGGTCAGTTGCGAGATCAGTTGGCATTAGCGGGTGTAGCAGGTTCTGAGATGGGTACCAAGCTTGTTCAAGCCAGTAAAGCAATGGTTAGCAGCGTGAAAGATGTTGGTTTAGCTGTAGGTCAGTTAATAGTAAATGCAATTATTGGTTCTGGTAGTGCTATTGTAAAGTTCGGTATGCAAATAACAGGCACTTCTGCTTTATTAGATATACTCCGTGTTAAACTTATTGCGATAGCTGGAGTAGGATCTGTCCTCGTAAAAGCATTTGATCTAATAGGAAAAGCTCTTACGGTAACTGTAGGTCTAGCTGCGTTTGCTGCAGTAGCAGGCATTGTTGCACTTGGTATTGCCATGGTTGCGGTAATCAAGGAAGAGAATGCATTAAATAGAGCTTTGAATCTCACTGGTGCTGCCATGGGTCTTAGTTCAGATACAACCTATGCTGCTGCAAGATCTATGGAAGAACTTGGTGTAACTACTAGTACTGCTCTTCAAGTACTAACTGAAATGGCTAAAATTGGAGGAATGTCCGCAAACAGTTTAGAGATGGTTGCTACGACTGCTGAAGCAATGAAGACAGCTTTCGATATTCCAATTGCAGATACAGTAAAGCAATTCAAGGAACTCCAAGAAAAACCTACAGAGTCTTTAACTAAATTAGCTATTAAACTTGGTACTATCCCGGTAGAGATTCTAAAACAAATTGATGCTTATGAGCGTGCAGGTAATGCTATTAAAGCCGCAGAGCTAGCTACTACAGCTTATGCAGACGCAGGTAAAGATGCTGCAGATAGAACTGTAGCAAACTTTGGCACAATTACAAGACTAGGTATTTCAATTGGTAAGATTTGGGATGCTACTTGGGATTCAATCATGGGCATTGGTAGAAGAGATGCTGTAACTGATATTCAGATTGTAGCTGCTGAAGTCGTAAAACTAACAAAAAATTTACCTGATGGTGCAGATGTAAATAGCTTCGAAGGGCAACAACTAGAAGCAGCTGAAAGCAAGTTACGAAGTTTACTTAAAGAGTATACCTTAAAACAAGAAATGGCAGCGCAAAGAGCTAAAGACTCTGCTGATGCTACTAAGTTCGAAGCCGACAAAAAGAAGCGAGATGAAGCAGCTAATAAACTTAACAATGAAGCTAGTAAAATAGAGCAGTCTTATCAGCAGATGCTACAACAGGCTACTAGTTTCCTGCTAGCTCAAATTGGTGCTGTAGAGAATCTAACAAAAGCAGAAATCGCGCTAGCTCAGATACGATCAACCGATGCTTTCAAGGGTCAATCTAAAACACGTCAAGATGCAATTAGTGCAATTTATGCAGAAGCTAATGCCAATGAAATACTAAAGAGAACAGAAGACGAAAGAAAAAGAGATCTTGCACTTTTTGCAAGTCTGTACGGTGAAACTGATAAGATGGGAGCTCAGTATTACACTACACTGGGAAAGCTCGATGAAGCATGGTTATCAGGAAATAGTTCTCTTGAAGAGCATACTAGACTTCTCAACATCCTATACAAGACATCAAATTCGTTTAAAGCTTTAGAGGGTGTTCAAATAGGCGTAGGTAAAAATATTGCAGATATTAATACAGAACGTCAAACTATTAGTTCTAGCTATGGTATGGACTTTAAAACAGAATCTGAAAAAGCTTCTATTACTTCACTATCTAAATTTAAAGAAGCAACTCTAAAAGCTGATAGCGAATATGAGAAAAATATAGCAACAGCTTTCAAAGCAATGAATAAAGCTGAATATGCTGAAGCTGAAGTTCTATACGCAAATCTAGCTGAGGTCAAGAAAGCTAAAGCACAAGAAGTCTATGACAGAGAGCAGTACTTATTAACCGATGGTTTTAAACGCAATCAAGCTTATGCTACTGCCTTTGAAGACCTATTTAAAGGCATGGGCGATGCAATTGTAGACTTTGCTTTAACTGGCAAAACATCCTTTGGAGATATGGTTAAATCTATGCTTATAGGTTTGATTAAACTTGAAATGCAGATGGCTATGACTAACATGTATAAAGCTGCAGGTGGTGGGTCTGGTATAGTAGCTGCTATATCTTCTTCACTTGGTTTTGCGAATGGTGGTTCATTCGATGCAGGTGTACAGAAGTTCGCTAAAGGCGGTTCATTCACAAATTCAATCGTAGATTCTCCTACTATGTTTAAGTTCGCTAAAGGCGCTGGCATGATGGGTGAAGCTGGCCCTGAAGCTATTATGCCACTTCGTAGAGGATCTGATGGTTCTCTGGGTGTAGTAGCTGCCGGTGGTAACTCTAGTAATGTTTCTGTGCAAGTTATTAATAACAGCAGCTCACAAGCAACTACAAATGAAACTACGGACTCTAAGGGTAACCGAAAGATTGAAGTAGTAATCGGTGAAATGCAAGCAGGTGAAATATCACGCAGCGGTAGTTCTTCACAGAAATCTATTAAGTCTACATTCGGTATTCAACCA